CGGTGTACTAGATGCGGTATTAGCATTTCCTGAAATATTAATGCCGTAAGTACTGCCATCATTTAAAACAATACTAGGTTTGCCAGTTACTCCAGTCCAAGCTACAGATCCTGCAGATCCTGCTGATCCAGTGACATTAATTCCCCAAGTGCCGCTGGCATTGCCGCCGGACAATGTTGGAGAATAATTATTATAGTTGGCAGCATTTAATGTAACATGTCCATTTATTAATAGACTGTCGTTGTCTGGTACAATAAATTCTGCTTTGTCGTCAACTGTGGTAATACCAGCATCGTTGGCTACTGTAAAACGCAATCTAGTTTTTTCACCGCCTACTGACTCATAGGTAATACCTGCATAATCGCCACCACCACCATACGGATCAGTTGGAAATCTAATACCAGCGGTTGAAACATTTACCTGTCCGCTAAAGGTTGCTGTTGTACCATTGATAGCAGTGCCTGATTGGTTAGTTAGGGCTCCAGGATTAACTGGAGTGTAACCTAGTGCTGATACAATCTGTCCAGAGTTTAAAGTTGTAACTGTGTTAGAATTACCAGTAATAGAAATTGTCCAAGTACCGGTTGCGCCGGCGCCGGCCTTGGTAGGAGCATAATCGTTAAAATTAGTACTGTGTAATATCTTGTTCCAAGCAGTTGCTCCGCTGCCACCTGTGCTTCTATAGTACAAGTTTTGTGCATAAAAATCTGCACTAAACTGCATGGCAAAATAGTTGGCATCATTTACATGGGTGCTGGACAATAAGTGATGCCAGCTGCCGTTAACCGGCCAACCATTAGCTGTAGTAGGAGCACTCCAGTCAAAGAATCCGCTGTCGGTTCTAGTTGAAATAACTTCTTTTGAAGCTGCATGGAAACCGCTGACAGACTGTGCTACTCTTCCACTAAATGATCCTGTTGTTGCATTTACACTACCACCGGCTTGGTTAGTTGCTGTACCAGCGGAAGTTGCTGTGTTGGCATTTCCAGAAATACTGATTGCATAGGTTCCGGTTAATCTAGCACTTGGAACTGTGCCGGTTGTTAAATTGGCCGCGTTAAGAGTTAATGATGTTCCAGTACCACTAAATGTTCCTGTTGTTGTACCGTTAATTGTAGCGTTACCAAACACAGTAAGAGCAGCATTTCCGCTACTGTTTGGCACCAGTCTCATCGATTCAAATGTGCTGCCGCTGGCATGTGACCAGCTAAAATATTCGTTGCCGTTGTCAGTAGTTTGGAACTCCAATCTGCTGGCAGTATCGCCATCGCCTGTGTTGTAAAAACGGATACTTGCACCATCGGTGTTCATGCCCCAGGTTATGCCACGGCCAGTAGTTGACCAATTTAGATCACCAGTTAGTGTGTCACCAGTTTTTAATACATTTAAACTAGCAGAGCCTGTAACATTACCAACAACATTGCCTGTCACAGCACCTTGTAAATTTCCTGTGACATTACCTGCAACATTTCCTGCAATGTTTATATTGTATGTTCCAGTAAGTCTAGCTGCTGGAACTGTGCCAGTTAATAATTGGGTAGCATTTACATTGGTAAGTTGGTTGGCATCTCCAATATAAGTTGCTGCCGACACACCGCCGCCAACCACTGTGAGTTGTCCTGCAACTCTTAAAACTGCACCGCCATCGCTATTAGGAGTTAGTCGCATAGACTCGTAGGTTGCTACTCCTACAGTATGTGTCCATCTAAAAAATTCGTTTGTATTGTCACCGGTGTTAAATTCTAATCTGTTATCAGTGGCACCATCAGCTACATTATAATAACGAATACTTGCAGTGTCTGTATTCATTGACCATGCAAGTCCCCTACCAGAACTGGTCCAGCTGATATCTCCAGTTAGAGTATCTCCAGATTTTAACATGTTTAAACTGGCAGCGCCTGTTACATTACCAGTTAGGTTACCAGTTACATTACCAAACAATGCACTATAAGTTCCATTATTAACAATTAACTTATTAGATACTGTAACTTCATCAGCCACTGTCCTACCACTTAGTGTAGTGGTTTTTAACACATCCAGTGTTGCCGCAGCAGAATAAATGTCTTTCCATCTATGACTAGGTAATCCCAATACCGGTCGTTGACCAACCGGAGTACCCAAAGTATAATCCGGAACAAATGCTGGAGATAGTACTCCGTCAGCATTGGCAGCACTAGCAGATACAAATGTGATTGTTGTTGGGGCAACGGTTACTGAGCCGGTTAACAATTTTAATTTTATTGCGTTAGAAACATCAGATTCTAATGTAGGTGTAAATCCTTCTATTTTGATATTAAGATTATTGCCATCTCCAACAATAATACCAGGAGCTTCTACTTCTAATGCAACAAGTTTTCCTAAACTTGTTAACACAGAATCAACAACATTGGGCGCTAGAGTATTGCCAGTTAGTGTTTCTGCAGGAACAGGCAATGTAATATCTTGGGTTCCATTAAAGGGCACAGTGTTAATAAGTCGAGTAGTTTCTAATCTAACTGCTCGGGTAGCAAGTCCGTTAAATGTACCGCCTTCAATTGCATCAACCACAATCTTATTAAATGTACTTGTTCCAGTTACTGCTGTTACATTACCTTGCACATCACCAAATAAATCAGCATTAACAGAAGTTGCTGAAAAACCGCCTACTGAATTTCTTGCTACCACAGTACCTATAATATTTTCTGACTCAGCGTTGATCTTCCATGTAGTTTCAAATGCTCCGTTGAATTCACTACCAATAATATAGTCGCCGGCCTTCAATGGCTGATTAGTTGAGGCTGTGATTGTGATATCACCAGTGCCGTTGAATGCAACAGAATTAATTGTTCTAGCCGTATCTAATCTAGTGGCAGAATCAGCGTTGCCTTTTAATGCGCCAGAAAAGTAATTTGAAGATTTTAAATTAATACCACGAGTCAATTGACTAAACCCTGGAATCTCTGTAGCCGCATTTATCGTAAAATCTTCGTTGACAATAATTGCTGTAGTTTCACCATTGATCTGCGATAGAATTGCTGGTTTATTTGCTCCTAGACTATCTTTAAGAACAGTGCTGGTCATCTTGGTGACAGCAAATCCCTCAGCAGCTTCTGGACCAACCTGTCTCCAAGTTATTCCGTCACTAACAAATAATTGCTGGGTGGTAGTTTTTAACCACAGGCCACCATTACTGTGAGCTGGTTCTGTTTCCGATACTGTGGCATTGCCGATACTTAACCAAGTTGTACCGTTGTAAACTTTTAGGGCTTTTGCATTTTTGTCGTACCATGCTTGCCCGCTAAGTGCTCTAGCAGGGGGACTCACATTAGCAAAGTTCTCAAGTAAGAAAATAAAGTTTTCGTTTTGAACTTCACCGTAGCCGGTATAATTTCTACCAATTAGTCCTACAGGAGTGCTAGTATCTAAGATACCATCATCAACTATAGCAAGTTGTGTTCCGTCGAATCTATTAATTATGTAGGCCATTAGTCGCTCCGTATTTCATTATGATACAAATGTCCATGCATTTGCAATTATTTGATATGTTTTTACAATTCTACTGATGTTATATGCAGGGGCAGGAATATCGATATCAATAAACGAAACATCAATTAATGCATCTCCTGTGCCCGATGGTGTGTTGAATGTTGCCGGTGATTTATTTAGATAGGGATTTAAGTTTAGCGTTGGACGCACTTCCGAAACAATTGTACATAAAATTCTAGCAACAGTACCGTTATCATATTCTGCAACAGGAGCAATAGATTCTAAATCTATTGCAATCTGTTCGTTGGTTCGTCCGTCACTAATATCCATTGATAGAGCCAAGGGTTTCGCTTTAATCTGTACATCAACATAATTTTTAGTAGTGACATCAGATATACCAACTGGTTCACCAACTTCAGTAATCCTTGCTGTTCCGTTTAGTACAACATTGCCATTTCCATTAGGATATAATTCAATATCTCCGTTGGCATTAACTGATGAAATTCTATTGTTGTTCACAAAGATATTATCGATAGTGAATTCTGCCTGTACACCAAAAATGTTAATACCGGTAGCTCGTGTTACAGCATTTGTTAGTTCATAGGTAGCTGCACCTTCGTTGTACTTTAAAACTTCAACTCCATTAATCCTAAACGATTTACCATATTCTAAATCAACATTTTGATTTAAAACCCAAGCATCTCTAGTAAGACTCCAATAAATCTCCTTGTCGCCTCCTGTACCAGATGATCGTAATATGATGCCGCCGCCGTCGGCCTGCTCGTTGGTTAATACAGAACTATCGGCAGAAGTACCCAATTCAATCTGTTTATTTTCAACTCGAAGATTTGCAACATCAACAGCTACGGTATTGCCTAGAACCCGCAGATCCCCATTAACTGTTAGATTACCACCCACTGTAGTTTGACTACCTAAAAATCCGTCATAGATTTTTACAGTCTGAGAACTTGGCTCAATAACTATTGCATCATCTTGCACTGCGCCTCTACGGGCACTAAGTCTAATAAATTTATTCTGTGCAACATTTTGTAATAACAAGTCTCCGTTAGTCTCTAATAGTTTTACCTGTTGTGCATTACCAATTTCAACTCCTAGTGTAACTCCTAGCTTTCCAACAATTACTCCGCTGGTATCATTTCTAACATAGGTAGTATCTAATCTTCCACCTAATTTTTCAGAATTAGTTGCAGTTACATTAAATTTAATACCAGCAATAGTACTAGCATTAAATCCAGGAATGATTGTTCCGCTAAATCCTGCAATTGGAATCTTTGGTGTAAACTCAGTTTCGTTACTTGAAAAAATACCAATTAAAGTTCCGTTATTATAAAGGCTAGTTATAACCTTACTTTGATTTAAAGAATCTAAAATTGTGTTAACACGGATTCCACTGACACCTTGACTAAGTCCGTAGCTCGGGCCAAGCAATAGTGTGTCCGCTCCGTCATAAAAATATAGTTGTTTGTTTGTGTCATCAAACCATAAATCGCCCGGAGTTAAAGAAGTAGGCTGTGTTGCAGCAATGGTAGCAGAACTAACTGGTTGGAAAGCGGTACCGTTGTAAACTTTTAATTTTAATTCTGTAACATCAAACCAAATTTGTCCTCTTACAGGACGAGTTGGTTTTGAAGAACTGGCAAAGTTTTCTAGTAATTTAATAAGATTTTCATTAAATGCTTCCCCAAATCCGCTATAATTTTTTCCAATCAGCGTAAGATTAGTGGTTAGGTCATCTATCTGCCCATCTGATACTGTGGTTAGTGTTGTTCCGTCTGATTTGTTAATTAAATATGCCATGTATTATCTCTTAGAATATTGGTGGTCCTGAACGGATAATGTAGTTCAATGTTAGATAGGGATTCATAATTGAAAAACTTTGTCCTAATTGAGTCGAGGTATAACCTAATACTCCGCCACTGCTTGGAAGATATTGCATCTGACCAGGTGTTGTTGGACCGCGGCCAAGGAACGCACCTTCACCCGGTTCAATACCCGGAGGACTAGCAGTATCCAATCGTGTTGCATGATATTGATTACTGCCTTTGACTCCTGCATCATTGATTGCTTTAAAGTCGTGTTCGTGTTGTGGAATATTAGTTGCAGTTAAGGTATTTCTATAATCACCACTGGCTCCGCCTAGGGTTCGTGCTTGTATATCGTCAACTCTAGGAACTAATGTTGCAGAGCCTGTACCTGTACCCACTCCCGTTGCAGTAAATGTAGTGCCAACTGCTGAAGAACTAGCACCAATACTTGGCCAATTAGTCGATCCAGTGCTGGAGATTGTGTATCTACGACCAATAATAAAGTTGCCTGCAGGTATAGCTTCCCCGCTTGGTAGTCCACCGCCAGCATCAATAAATCCGCCACCTAATGGGACTGTGTTATTATTGTCCATGTCATGTTTGCCTAGAGGAAATCGACCTCTCATATCAGGCAATACAAATGTTAATCCTGCTTGTCCTCTAAACGGTGTTCCGTAGGTTGTACCAATAACATTATACAGTGTTAGATACTTGGCGGTTTCCTGTTCGCTACCGTCACATAACAAATAACCGTAAGGTGCTGCTGCTCCTGCAAACGGCAAAATTGTACCAACAGGTACTCCAAGATCTCCAACAAATACATCTCTGGTTTCTTTTAATAGTCCTTCTCCAGATCTAAAGACTAAAACAAAATCATCAGCCTTTGATACATTAGGACTAGGTTGAACTTTACTAGAAATAATACCAGATGTGATTACTGTTTCAAAAGTTTTTGTGGTGCCGCCTACTTGTCCGTCAAATGTAATATTTGCAGAAGTTACATCTCCCTGCATTTTAAATGTTGTTGGGAAACGAAGATTAGTTGCCGTAGTAGCATTACCAATAATATTGCCTTCAAGTGCTCCAACGATTGTATCAGCAATTAGTGTTTTAGTCCTAACAGTATTCCATCGTCTTGTTAAACTGCCATTATCATATTTTTCTGTTTCTCTTGGTTCAATCGATGTTGTAATAGTTTGGCCATATACATCAATGTTTTTTCCAATAAGCGCATTTTTTGTTACTGCAATGCCTCCGGCAGTTCTAAAACTACCGTTGTTAAAGTTAGTACTTTCAGCAATTCCAGTAAGAATTAAACTGCCGTCAGTTTTAATATTTCCACTGACCGTTAGTGCTTCGTCGGGCGCGGCTACATTGACACCTATTGTATTATTAACAATTTTTAAAACAGTATCTGGAATACCGTTTCTATTAGTTTGTAAATCAATACTAGCACCAGCTGTAGCATTATAAATCTTGGCGGCAGTTGATGTTGATGTTAAACTAAATGTTCCATCAATTCCAATAGTAAGACCAGCGTTATTTCTAATATTAAAATTTTGTTCTGTTGTGTTAGTTGTGTCAGACCTTAAAAATTTAGCCGCGGCCACTGCTGTACCACCAACATTAAGGGCATCTGCCGCGATAGCAGTACCGTAAAACTTTGGAAGAAATCCGCCCTCACCAACATCCAAACTGGTAATATTGATACCTGTTTTGATTGCTGAAAATCCATTAATAGAATTTTTAGGAGTAAAACTATCTTTACTAATGATAATAATTGGTTTGTCTTCTACATAAAAAGTTACAATAACTCTATCAAAGTTATCACTATCAATAATAGACTCTACAACAGGACCAGATTGTAAACCTGTAGAAAAGTTAGGTCCAACTAAAATCCAACTTGATCCAGAAAATACATATAACTGTTGGTTAGTTGTATCAACCCAAAGTTCGCCAACTCTAGCAGATTCAACCGAAGGTTCACTAGTACTTTTTTGAATGTTGCTGGCTGCTTTCCACTGGGTATTGTCCCAAATTTGTAAAATACCTTCTAGGGAATTATACCATAATTGCCCTTCAACTGGGTTAGTCGGTGCTGCGCCACTAGCAAAATTTTCTAATAATGCTAAAAAGTTTTCAGCAATAATTTGTCCGTATCCCGTGACATTTCGTCCTGGAAAATCTAAACTTGTGTCTGCATTAGAAGTATTATCATAGACTGTGATAGGAGTCTTGTTTTCTCTGTCGGTAAAATTTACAATATATGGCATTTATTATACCTCTGTGAAGCCGGTTAAGCTCTGTACACGAATTGTATAATCAACTTGTAAGAGTCTGTTTAATGATTTTTGCACTGGGTGGAATACCACATGAGTGAGCAACTTACCTTCTCCGTTTGGATTATAGCTTTTAAGACCTAGTTCGTCAAAGACATAGCTACCGCCCATGTCAACACTGTTGTCAAATGCCTGTTGACCAACAGGTTCTCCATAATCCAGTAAACAACTGATAACAATATCACTGTAGGTTGCTCCGCTAATATGGCGGATTTCCATTTTATTTCTAGTTGGATCTACATTTTCTGTGGCATTTTGATCGACAATTTTAGCGTAAGTTTGATTGTACAATCCTGTGTTTACTCCAACAGTATTAGGCGTTAAGTAGGTAATTAATCCGGTAGGATCAACTGTTGTTCCGCCACTGCCAAATGCCATTTGATAAATCCAACCCTGACCTTGATTGCTTAGGCTGTTAACCATGGCAACACTCATGTTTTCGTAATGAATAGCGTTGCGCTTGTCTTGGAATACTTCTCCGGTTTCCGGATCAAAAATCTTAATATGGCCCTCAAAATGCCAGCCTGAAGTCTCGTTAGGTTGAGAATTTTCCTTTGGTGTTTGGTTTTTCATAGTTGATTCACTTGTGTTTTTCTGTTCCATAGTATATTTATTCAGGCAGTTCGGTGCTCTTTTGTTTTAGAAATTCAGCAATAGAGCTTGAATTTTTTAACAAGGTAACTCCTGAAGAAGCAGTAGTTTCTCCTCGATCATACCATGTTTTGCCAATCCTTCTAATAATAGTGATGCGGGTTCCTGCAGGCACAGTGGCTGTTAATCGAATATAATCGTTTACTCCGTCAACACTAAATTCAGCTTCTAGCACCGTATCGGCTTGCGGGCTAGTAATGTTAGCTGTTTGATTATAGACTGTCACTGGATCTTTTCTTAAACGTTTGCCTGCTGCAAACACTTCAATTTGATCGCAGGGCTCGTATCCTGTTGGGATCGTTGCTCTTGTCCAGTTTAATCTTGTTGCAGCTTGGGGAACATAGTTTAACGGACCAATTAACAAACTACTGCCATCACTGACAAAATCTAATCTTTCTTGACTTTCATTATATGGAAGATTTTCAACTCGACCAACATCAACTACATTGCTACCCAGTGCGTGTATTTCTTTGATAGCTGTTCCGTTGGTTCCTCTTCTTAATTGTGACAGTGTTGTAGCTGTTTTCTCAAAATAATCAATGCGTTCTCCGTTGATATAAACAGTACCGGGAATATTTCTAGATTTGATAGGTTCAAATAAGTTAGTTGTATCTGTAACTCGAATTATTTGATCATAATAATTTAAATCTTGAGATAGTGTTACTGCTTTGTTAATACTGAAACGAGTAAAATGGTAGATGTTTAACATGTCTTTAAACACTTCGTAAGCCAACGGTTGTCGTCTTGTATAATTACCAAACTGTACTATCTTGATTTCGTCTGTGATTAATGATGCTGTTTTTAAATAGACCACATTTCTTGGAATAGATACTCCGTAGTCTTGCTCTTGGGTTAGGCGACGACCGTTTTTGTAAATCCAGATATAGCTGGCGCTTACTGGCTCTCTAGACAATTGGTATTGAACTTTGCCGCCGGTGTACTGATCAGAAATGATATTCATACTCGGGTATTCGCTAAACCAAGTAACTAAAATTTGATCGCCTTCCTGTAGCGTAGTTGTGCTATCATTCTCTACAAAACTAGTACCGTTGAAAACAATATTATTATTTTCAAAAGTATACTGGCTCCTAATATCTATAATAATTTTTATTTCATCATTAATTTCTAACACTTCAGTGTTAACTGTTACAGTGTTATTGTTTCCGTCATAAACATAATCAAGGATATTTCGTTTCAGTTCGTTGTTAACATAGACTTGAATGTTAGTTTGAGTAGCAGTATTAGGAGCTTCTATTGGATCTTTACCGATCGATAGAACATTGTTTGATCCGTTATAGACTACAAATTCAGTATCAACTCCTTTCAATTGTGCTCCGTTAACTTCAACTAAAACTGCTCCGGAAGCACTGGCTCTTTCAAGATTTACAAATTGATCTAGATCATAACTTAATGTACTGCCGTCAAATGTTAAAGTTTGTTGGTTGACTCTTACTACAGAGCTTCCGGTTGAATCAACATCAGCGTTGGCTCCGAGACAAACAATTTTTACAATCTGACGACGCTCTGGTTTGTTGGCAAACTGTATCAACGTTTTGTTTGCAATATCTAACACTTCAGAACTGTTGATAGGCAATACATCAACATCTGTGCCGTTCACTGTTACCACAACTGATGCGGTGTCAGCAAAGTTTGCTCTAGTTAAGAAAAATAAAGTATCTCCGTCTGCTTCAAATTCTTGATAATCAAGTAAGGCTGCGCCACCAACTCCAATTGATATAATTTCAATTACAGCATCTCTAATTGGAGCATTAGTAAACACTACTTCGTTAGTGTTATAATCTATAATATATTCTATGCTGCTGTCTGTCGAATTAATTTCACATTTTACTTTGTCAACATAAACCATAACAGATGCACTATCAAACACAGTTAGGCCTATGTCAAAACGCTTGTTTGTTCCGTTACTCTTTAATATGCGAGATTGCAATGGTGTTGCACCTGTTTGTACAGTGTGGAATACCTTGATAGAAACACTGTCAATAACCTGTCCAGGAATATTTTCTTCGGGAGCAGGCACTTGATCAGGGCTAATAAATTTACTACCATCAACTATAATATCTTCTGCTGCTGTACCTGTAGCAGTAATATAGGCTCCGCTAACCGCACTCAATGATCCGCCTGTTATATTTGTATCAATAATATTAATATCAGTGATATTAACTGTGCCATCACTGTCCATAGGACGGAATATTAAAGTGTCTCTGTTTTCAATTTGTACATACTGTTGAACACTAATACCGTTAGTTGACCCATCACCGACTACTGTTGGCATTAGAGCAAATGTGTTAGTAACGCCTGCGCCTCCAAAATTTGGATCGTCAATTCGAATTGTACGAGATTCTTCTATGCCTTGATCGTAGACTATTACGGGGGCGCCGGCTGAATCTAATGTGTCAATACTTCTAGGAGATCCTAGTCCGCTTCTTTTTAAATAAACTGATAGTTGTTGCCCCACCGCAGGTGTAAACGGCAACAAGATTGTTAATTCTTCCCATACTTCTGGGAATTCGACGGGCGGTTTATCAGTATTGTCAATCACTGCACGATACTGTTTAGTTCCGTATTTGACTACAGATCCTGCCTTCCATGTTAACGACCGACTGTCGAGACCTGTTAGTGTATATTCTTGGCTGTCAACAACATAATAGAAATCAGAATTTGGTTCAACAGAATCCCATGTATCTGTAAACCAAGGAAGTGCATCCCATCCGCCGCTGACATCAAATGTGGTTCCTTGAATTTGTACGCCGCCAAAGTCTATACCGGTCATAAGTTGGTTGATTTCTTTTCCAGCCATGCCGCGGGTTGGACTGTAGTATTTGTTAATTCTATCTACTGCTTCTAAAATTTCATCAGCTTTTTCATAATCAATTACAATTATGGCGCCAGCGACTGGTAAAGACACTAACTTTAGTTTACCTCTTAGTAGGCTGTATGAGTCTGTGCTGGACTTATAGAATGTGATTTCATATTCACTGTCTAATATAATTTCGTCGTTAATTGTGACTGCAATTTTTGTCTTGTCGCGAGTTGGGGGATAATTTAATTCAAATATTGCGGTAAACCCGTCTGCAATAAATTCTTGACTATAGGTATATTCTAGATAGGTACCTTCTTTAGTAATTCTATCAAATTTAACCGTTAAGTCAAAAGTTCTTGCTTTACTATCACCAATGATAGCCACAGCTTTTGCAATACTAGTAGATGTGCCGTTACCGCCAACAATACTAACTGATGCAGTGGTGTAGCCTGTACCAGCAGTTAACATTTTAATTCCAGAGACAGATCCGTTGGCAATATATGCCTGGGCACTAGCTCCGGTGCCGTCTCCTGTAATTACAACACGAGGAGCATCTTTATAATCTGCACCTGCATTAGAAATAACAATCTCAGTGATAGAATATGTATGATTGTCTTTCCACCATTTGTAAGGGTAAGTGTCAATAACACTAGAATTTTCTAATACAGGAAGTATTTGCCCTTCTCTAATATCATATGCAGGCGGCACATCAAAGTCTGTTATTGCTGCTCCTTGGCGATCAATGTCGGTGTATCTACTAGTGTATTCTCTAATGGTTGTTCTAAAAGGTTTTACTTCTTCTAGATAATTTTGGAAACTTGATAAATTGTCATTCTTGTAGTTTGTCTTTTGTTCTAAATTACCAATATTATGGATAGCATTTAAGAAACTAGTTTTGAATGCCCAGTCAACATACAACTGTTCTGAGAAAATATAACGAATACTAGCAAAGAATAACTTGTTCCATTCTACTCTTAGGTCGTCAACAAAGATATTTTCTTTTAGAGCGGCAAAAATAAATCTTAATTCTTGAGTTGGTTGATTATCGTACGTTACTTCATCATAAGATGTTTGATAGTCGTAAACTTTGACATTATAAATTGATTCGTCAATTTTAATTGTTCCCTTTTCACGACCAACTAAAATGTATTTGCCAAGGATATTTCCAGTACCGTCAGTTACTCTTTCTAGAAGTGCCCAGCCACCGTTAGCATATTCTTTAATCTTGACAATGTCACCAATTGTTATTTTAATTGTAGGCTCAAGGTAAAGGTCTAAAATTTCTTTTACAATTCGAGTTACCACACTATAGCCAGTAGCGTACCAATCAACATAGGTCCAATACTTGGTTGTGTCATAAGATTGCACAGTGCTCTTAAAGAAACCCTCTCTAACACTATCCCAAAAATACACAGACCAGTAGTTGTTATAGGTTATGTCGTTTTTAACCAATACTGAGAAATTTCTTACTGACACATCAGCTGTGGTATATTTTCTACCTTTCTGCACAATAGTAACTGATGTAATTCTGCCTTGGAGGTCTAGAGTAACCGTTGCTTTAGCTCCTAGTCCATTTCCTACTATCTTAACAGGCGGCACTGTTCGATATCCAAAACCAGGATCAACGATATCAATGGTGTCAATTTCTCCATCAACAATATTTGCACTTAAAATTGCAGGGCTAATCCTAACAATACCTATTTCACTCAATTCAACAAATGTATCTACTGTTAAATCATATAAGTTTAATGTTTCATTAGGAATGTTTTCAATTTGATTTAGATTTTCAAAATCAATTAGATCCGCAAATGGTCGAGTTTCTAATATTGCATTACTTCGATCAATCACAATCTTTAATGCAGTTCCTCGATCAACAAACATTGTTTGAATAGGTCTAAATGCTAGACCGTATCGTTGTTTAGGTAATAGAGTAGGATCAGGAACAGGGTTTCCTGCTTGATTAAATCCAACAAGACTATCAATCCACTTTTGTTCTAATGGATCGCTCGGTAGACTGTCTGCAATGCCCTCTGTTAGCAACTGGTACTCAGTGTGAGTAGAATTAGGTCTGCGTTCTGAATTGTAATATTCAATGTTTATTAATGCAGAGTCGCCTGTGATAACTGAACTTAAATTATAAGTCAAAAACTTGTCAGCGTCAATGATGGCCAATATTGGTGTGCCATCGCTAGCAGGGTTTTCAATTAAAGTTGCAACACTAGCGGCTGAAATATTTCTGCCTGCTACTCCGCTAGGAATAATTGTTTTATTCTTAACCCAGAAATAATATTTTGTACCAAAAGATAGACCGGTGTTAGGATTAGTAAATCTCTTGATAGAATATGCCGTGTTGCTGTATAGTGGTTGCCCAGAAATACCAACTGATAATCCGTCAGTGGTATCTGCTATCTTGGCCCAATCTGTTGGAGATATTGAGCTTTCAACCCACTCACAGATGTCAATACTGGCACCCGGGGCTAGTTGATTCCAGTTGCCTGCTCGATAGGCAAGATCACCTTGCTCATAATGCGCCCATTTGGCTGTACTAATATTCCACCAAATTATGCCAACATTTTTTTCAAACCATGCTTGGTCGGCGTCAACTTCAACTTGATCACTGCCGTTGGTATAAGTTGCAGGATCGTATGGTGTTTTAAATTTAATTTCTTGCTCGGCGCGACCTAGAATTTTTAATTTGTTTACATCAATAATATCTAGGTCTGCAATTTTTAAATAGCGTTCGTCATCATAGACTGCTACACTCTTTAAGAGATCAATATTCACCATGGGTGTTTCTTCTGCTAGAACTGTAAAGCTGTTTTTAGTAACATCTTTTCTAAATATTCTAGTCATGCCTGTTGTAGAATAACTAGGAGAACCTGTTACAATTACCGAAGCGGTGCTGTCTAATGCATAGCCAAATCCTTCGTTATCTAACAAGTCAGCTTCTAATTTTTCAGAAAGTATATAAGTTTGATCTTTGAGTTCGAACACATATACCTGTCCCGGATATCCTTGATCTTCTGAGAATGTAGTGCGGCCGCCATCAAATCGTGTTCTAGTTGATAGATCAAATCTTGTTGGCAATTTGTAAGGAGTATTTTTTGCGCCGACTACTACACGCTCGCCACGCTCACTAATAGAGATACTGAATCCAAATAGTTCGTTGTTATAGACTTCATAACTTTGAAGTTTTTGTTTTAGTCGATACTCAGGAACAGTTGAATCTGTATCATATCTAAAGATATAAACACTACCTTGATTTTGTAGATTAATATCTGCTTGCGGACTAGAGATAGCAATAGTATTTCCAGAATTGTCAATGTCAATGGCAAAGCCAAACAAATCTCCGGAGTTAATTGTTTCCGTAGGTGCCAAATCATTAACATCAGGTAAACTACCTGCGTTGATTGTCTGCATCAAACTGTAAAAACCGTAGTTATTCATCTTATAGATATAAACTTTACCAGATGTTGCATCTGATACTGCTTCAACTAACGACCAAGGAGATCCAGATACTGGGTTTGCTCCTATAGAAGATGCAGTGACTAATCTATAATAATTATTTGTCCACTTAACCACATCGCCAGAGACATAGGACTGATAACTATTCCAGACGCCTCGATAGTTGGTAAAATATTGTCCGTCACTAGTTGGTGACCCGACTACCAATGTCATGCCGTCTCGGCTCATGGTCATACTGGTTCCAAATCTATCACCGTCTTTGACTAGTTCAGCTATTTGTCCAGTTACCAAAGATCCCGCAGTAGCATCTGTGCTGTCATCTTCAAGAGCAATATTTGTAGGCAGTGAACTCTGAGTTGAAATAGGATCTAATTGTATCCATTGATTTGAGTTAACAGAAATTGTACTACCGTCACCTGTCTGGTCCTCTAATGATTGCCATAGAACATTATTGTACCATACAATAGCACCAGCTTCATAAAATCTTGCTCCGGTGTTATCATATACACCTTTAAAATTTTGGTTTTCAATCAGTTGCCATTCTTTAGCAATGTTGGGATATTTTCTAATTATACTGTTACCCATGTTTAGAGTTGCTGATGAGTAGTAATAAAGTATACTAGCGGTATTTTCTGTTACAGTAATTTGAACTTTTCTAGTTGTAGCTAGGTTAAATCCTGCAATATACTGAGTCTGAGTAACTGTGCGATTATCAAGAAGATAGGTAACTCCTGTAGTGTATAATGTTCCACCACCAAGCACACCGCTTATGTTATCATTGCTAAAATTCAATGGATGCTTGTTAGTTATAGTACCATCTACAGGGTTAGGATAGTAAACATTACTAAGATCTGTTTGATCAAAGATATAGGTATTACCAACCATTAATGATAGATTAGGTCGATATTGTTCATTGATATAATACTTGTAACCTGAATCCATGCCTTGTGAAGGTGCTACGGTTACTGTGTATGTTATAGTTTCAGAAGTGTCGTTTGTTAGTGGGGCATACTTGTACAAGTAAACTCGGCCTTTATTGTTTTCTGCACCTGGAGCAGAGATAGCCATATAATAGTTTCCGCTGTCAACACCAATGGTTATATTAGAACCAAACTGCTCGTTAGCATTTTGTCTTGGGCTAACAAAGCTATATCGTTCAACCCAGTTTTGACCGCTCCATTCGTACAAAGATACTGCACCTTGTTCATTATAACCGGTGTTGGTGCCTTGCTGGTTAGCAGTGATCACCGTCACTGTTTCCCAATCTTCCATAGTTGTGTCAATACTAGCAAAGGTGCTATCGGCTCCGACTCGAGTACTGTCAATACCAATATAGTCTTGTGCATAAATGTCAACTCTAGCTCTCCATAATTTACCTTTATGTAAAACTATGTCGCCTTGCAAATAATCTAAATCATTATTGTAGATTTCTTGATAATCTGATCTAACTCCGGTTGCTCTTGGGCTTCCGATGGCCAACCATTTACCGTCTGGACTAACTGCCAAACTTTCACCAAATACACCATTGGCTGCTGAACTTATACTGTTGGGTCTTTCAAAAGTTTGTAACGGCTTAAGGCCTTCTGCTCTTTCTAGATAGGATACAACTAGATTGCTTGCAGGCATTGAAGAAACAATCTGCGTTAGTATATCAATATACAATACAGATTTACCATTTCCTAAGGGCACTGTTGTGCCGTATTCTGCAATTTCTATTGCTGAGAACAGTCGTTGTTTTTCAGAAACTTCCCAATTACCATTTATATTATTATCAATCCAGAATTTTGCGCCGCTGGTTAATACTGCGGCATTGGCAAGATCTACTGATTGATAATCATTAAACCTAGCTGTGCCAAATAATTCTAAATTAATAACTGTGCTAGATTCCCACTTTGGTTCTTTAGCATCTTTACTAATCTGGATTACAATGGTTTTTCTATCAGGGACTTCTGTAATCTTGTAAAAACCTTCTAGATTTTCAATATTTCTAATACCAAAAATATCACCAACTGATAAGCCATGCGTTCTACCCAATACAATTTCAACTCTGGTTTTAACTACATTAACATCTGTGACTAATAACAATCTAGAAATATTATATCGTAACACAGTCCAGGTAGTATTATAAAATGTGATCCACACATGTGAATTTTCTACAAAATCTGCAATGTTTAAAGTTAAAATATCATCGTAATTTTTAACTGCAAAATCAACATCAAAAGAATTTACATATCCTGCTGTTCGAGGAGTTAATTTATATTTCTTAACAGGATTAAGATTAGCTGTGAAAGGTATTGGTGCAATTGTAAAATTCTTTTCAGGCACACGCATATACAGATCTAACAGATCTGTAGTAGATTCTGCAGGAGCAATAATTACAGGCTGTGGATTAATTTTAAAATCATTTTTTAAGATTCTAAATTCAGTTTGGTCAAACTGTTCAGTTCCACCTAGGCGTCCTATACGGAAAGCCCATTCTTCATTGAGTTCAATACTACCTGTATTAGTTCTGCTTAGTTTGTCAAACACCTTGGTAATAGCATTAGCTGTACCCTTTTCGCGAATAAATCCTTGATATAGTTTGAACTGACTAACTGCATCTTCGGCCATGTTCTGCAAATATTCTCGTGTTTGATATCCAATAACATGACGGCTTAGATCGCGCTGGCTGCTGCCTAAACCGTCGGCATCAACATCGTAGTAGTCTTCAAATTGATTAATTCTATAATCAAAGTTTGCAACCAGTCCTTTAGTAGGAGTAGAGTCTAATTTTTCCCAGGTAGTTGTATCGAACAACTCGGCACCCTGAACATTCTGTTTACTAACCCAGTTGTAAGACTTGTAGGAAACAATATCGCCTAATCTATAATCAGTGTAAGGACTCCATTGTTGGATGCTTACATTGTCAAACAAGAATCCAGGACTGGTGTAATCACCGTCCCAGTCTACTGTACGGAATCCTCGACTCTTGATACGCTCTTGACGATATCCGGTTGTCTTGTCATAGATAACATCATTAAAAACTGTACGATCATCAAATACTGTGATGTGTTCTTTGAGAACAAAATAAACTTTGATAAAATAGATGCCTTCGTTGGTGTTAACTGTACTGACTGTTACTGCTTGGAAGTCTCGATTAACATTTAAGAATATTGGCAACAACGGAGTTCCGTCGCTTTTAAAAATTTGATAGTCATAGAAGCTATCAAAGAGACTATCAGCAACACCTAACGGGATCTTCATTTCAACTTGTCCTGCGCTAGGACTTAGAGTTAACAGAGATCCTACAGCCCAGTTGTGCTTGGTCCAGAATAGGAATTCCTTACAACTAGTTCCCCAGTTATAGGCCACTTGATTTTCAGCATCATATCGATCAAAACTAAATCCCTGTGTTTTTAGATAGGCTTGATAACCTAACAAGAAATCTACCACGCCTTGAATCTTGGTAATGACAGTTCCGTAGTACATTTGGATTGGCGCTAGTTGATTAAATGTTTTTCTAAAGTAAGCTTCGACTCCGCCAACTACCGGTAACTTAGGTAAAATTTTCCAGAGACTTTTATCAAATATCCCAGTGCTAGTATGAGACTTTAATGCACGATAAAATGTATTTTGAGTTCTTACAACATCACCGTTACTATAAATTTTGTCGGCGGTCCAGTCTAGGAAAGATACGCTGGTCCCACCAACAGATGTAAGAGGATCGCTGCTGCTGGCAATGGGTTTGAAATAATTAAAATAGGGTTGTTGGTTGTCATAGCCTTTGACTTTCCAACCTTCGGCTAATTTTTCAATTAATACTCCGCTGTAGGCAATGCCTATCATTGGAACTCCTACATTAAAAATCACATCGTAATTTTCATTTGGAACATAGACACTGCTAGATGTTGCACTTGGATTTTTACTATCTAATAGATATTTCTGTTCTGTTTGGTCTACAAACCCAGACATCCTTGTAGAAATTTTAACATCTAGATTATTCAATCTTGTTAATAATGCTTGCGGATCTAGATTTTTACTACGAACATAGCTAGAAACAAAAGTTACCAGTCCTGAAAGTTGTGTGCCGCCGACCACAGGAACTAACAAATCTGAAATCTTTGAAAATACACCAGACTCAGCCGATACTGTTTGACCCAGTTGATTTACTGACATTCTAGACCTATCAAAACTGTCTGTAATAAATTCAAATGGTTTTAAAAGGCACAATGCTGAAATTACGGAAAACGGCCATTCGCTACTAGATCTCCACGCAGCTTCTGATGGGCTAACATCACCTGGTCTATAATCACCTTGGTTATTAATTAAAGTAAAGTCGTTGGCAACTCCGGAATCTAACGGACTCAATAGTCGCCCGTCGCCGTCTGTGGGAATATGATTTAAAATACTAGGTCTAGCATAACGATCATGTGTACCAGCACGAACACCTTGGCGAATAACACCGTCACGGATGTCTTCCCAAAGAATCAAGTTGCCTCTAGTGTAAGGTGCAGGTCCGTATTCACTTTCCCACCATGTTGGCTTTTCACTAAATCCTAAAATTTCCCAAGGGCAAGTGTGTGGGCGATCAGTATCATAAAACCATTGATACACTCCTCTCCAGTATCCTGGTAGACTCTGGAGTCTAGTAGGATCTGTCATGTTGCTGTAAGTATAGGTAAAACTATTTTGAGTATCAAAATATTGATCATTATTTGTGTAATCAATATCAGTGTTAGCTACCCAGCGCAGGAAATCCTGTATAACAATAGCATCTAATTCTGGTTTTGTGTATAATGCATTTCCGTAGTAGCCGCCAAATACCGTATCAATATTAAAAATATTTTCGTTGTATTCTTGTTTAATGTTGTTGTAAATTCTTAATTCTAATTCTAGAATTGCGTCATCCCTGTAATCATCATAGGCAGCAGTAATACTACCGTCATGTCCTTGTATTACTAGGCGAGGAGTTACAAATGTGTCATCAAGATAGATTCTTGGCAAGTACTTTTTATACAGGCCTAGCTTGGTAGGAGTTGACGGAATGTAGTTAAATGCTGTTGACGAATATTCTCTAATTATAATTTGGTCGCCTTCAGTTAGTGTTAATGAAAGTCTAACAAATCCAAAAGTACCGTCAAATGTATAATCTGTTCCGTGAATTAGTTGTTCACCGTTACGGTAAACATAGACTGCTTTTCGACTAAGTTCTGTAAGATTAAAAGTTTGGCTTAGTGCAAATACGTTTATTCCTTCATCTTCAACTAGATATTCAATGTCAGCGTGAGCACCGTTTCCAATCATGTCGCTGTCTGCAAACGGATCTGACGAATCTTTTGTTATGGTCATTGCTGCAACAACTTCGTCAACAAAATCAACCACGCTGTCTAACGGCATAGCTTCTGCAATTCTTTTTAAGAATTCATTTTTAAAATTGCTGTATGCTCTTAACGAATGCTGAATAGACTTTATAATATTGATATTCTTATCGCAGAGTAAAGACACTGCCATTGGTGCAATACCAGAATGTTTTAAGAAACGCATACAACGATGTTGGTAACCGTCAATATTTCTTAAGTTACTGTTGCCCGGATACACGCCAGTAAATTGAGTTTCAATTTCCATAGCTGACGACAAATGGTCAATTGCTTGTCCTAGAGTGAAAGATGTTAAATTATCGTTTAATGGATTCTTTTCTAATCCGTGTGGGATTTGATAATAGCCTTGATCTGGATCAAGGTCAATATAGATTTTAATAGATACTACATCATTTACTGAAAATGCCTTAGCAAATGTGAATATCCCATATTCTCTAGTGTAACTGTCTAGATGTCTTTGACCGTTTAGATAGAAGATTACCGTTGACTGACGGCTGCTAAATGCATCCCAATCCACCGTTGCTAGCGAAACAGTATTGGTTATTTCGGTGACTACCACACTATCAAGAATTGGTTGTAAGTAGTCGCTGTCTGATTTAACCCAACCGTTAGCAAATTCATCTAACGGGTTAAATCTATAAAAGCCAGTATTTAAATATTTTGTTAGCGTCTCTTGATTAACAGAATAAGAAAAACTGTCAAGATCAAGATTGTATGTGAATAAAATATCCCCAACATTGTCAATGTTTAAGTAGTCAAGGCTAAAACCTAATTCAGTGTCAGCAACACTATTTCCTACTTTGTAACTTAGGATAGGAGATCCAATAAATGTTGATGAAGGATAAGTTGTTGCATCTGAAAAACTAATGCCGTTGTTGTCAAATAGATCAAACAAGGGCATCTGATTAGCTTTAGTTTTTTCTTGGCTTGGTACCCAATTAACTCCGTTAAAGTGGTACATTAGGCCTTTGTTAGCATTTCCGCTTCTAACTAGCACACCTTCTCCTAGTATAGGATCAGAGTCAACAGTTGCTTTTAATGTAATTTGTCTAACATTGTTATGTGTTATAAAATTAACCTGATAAATTTTGTTGTTGGCTAACTGATCAGTATCTGCAACAAATAAAATTCGTGCGCCTTGATATAAAAATCCGCCGTCAATACTATATCCCTGACTGCCTTCAATTGTGGAAAATATATCAGTTGTAAATGTATCAATAAAATCTACAGGAGTTTTTGCAACACTACCGTGATTAAACAATTGAAGGTTTGGTCGGAATTCAATAATAGGTCGTTTAGCTCTAAAATTATCCCCTGCCTCAAAATCTGTGCCGTTCAATTTGTGTGCTTGTTCTAGTGTTGATTTATGAAACCAGCGATTGTATCGACTCCACGGGTTAAAATCAATACTGGCTCTGCAGATTGCAATATAATCTTTTTCTCCGGGATACGAAGTAGCATCATCAAACGGTTCTGTATCAAATCCTGTATTGTCAAAAATTACTTCAGGAATTTGACTAGTAATAATTGGAACTTCTAGATCAGAAAATTTAATTAGTGTTATTTCTCTACCAACTTTCTCTACCAACCAATTGTCTTTAGCGTACTTTGTAGGAGTAACTTTGCCGCTAAATCTTACGACTAATCCGTTGGTAAATTCTACACCATTACTGCTGGTATATGTTTGCTTGCCTAGAATTTCTTTATCAATATTGATACTGGTATTTTCTTCAATGTCTTGGATTAGGAATCGGCCAAATCTATCGGGATTAATTGCGCTTTGATAGTAAAGAATATCCGGAGCATCCAATGGAACTTCAAAGGTAACTGTGCCGTTGATTGCACCATTATTGGTTACTCCGTTGAAATAATCAAACTTTGATGTCTGTACATTTTCATCTACAAGTTCCCATTCCGAACCTTCAACAATTGTGCCGTCAATGCTGGCAGTGACAAAAGTTAATGCTCTCCATAATTTTCCGTCATAGACTGCTAATTGATTAGGAATATACGGAAGGAAAGGATTATATTTTAAACTGCCAGTGTCAAAGGCAGTACGAATATAAAATCCTTCTCTAGGACTATTAACTGCAAAATTATAAGTTTGACCTCTATATAAAGTCAGTGTGGGATTATTGGTTGCACCGTCTGGATAGAAAATCCATGTTGATGTTGTGCCTTGTCGAACTCGATAGGTACTGGTAATTGCGTCGCCTTGACCAAGAACTTTAACACTTGGTGGTCCACTAGGAACCCAATAATATTCGCGAAAGTTTACAAACTTGTCCCACTCAATAGGAGGATTCCAGCTATAATGATCTTGGCTGGTAATTAGATCATCGCGTTCGTTGAAGTTGTTAAAGAATCTTAATTGATTTTTAAAATCAATATAGTCGTAAAAATTTTCAATATTACCTTGGTCATCAGATAACACTACTCCTGGTTCTAACTGATATCTACTGCGTAGTGTATTATCGCTGTCAAGATAAATGTCAGAGCCTTTATAAGTCTTGCCGTATCTTCGGCCAACATAACCTACCGTCTTTTGTAGAACACCCGGCTGCACCAAGGGGTCAATGACTCCGGCCATAAATTTACTATTTGTTTCAGTTTTAAAAACCTGTGGAAGTAAATCTACTGTCCTACGAATCGGTAAGCCGCTTTCTGGGAAAATTTCATTTGCCATATTCTACAATTACCCTAAATTAGTTGATGATATAACTGCCGAAGCATCTACACGGATTTCACTAGCAGTGATTGCTGTTACAATAACAATGTCATCTACTGTTGCTCCGCTGACAAAAATTTCGTCATTGGCGCTTTGAATTTCAAACAAACTACCAAAACTTTGCGTTGGCTGTCTTGGTACAATTACCAAGTTACTTAAATCTGGTGTAACTGAATTAGTAATATATGTAATCAATTCGCCAAGATAGAACCTATCTCCAAAGTCCCAATTAGCCACATCAAAGAAATCGTTGATAGCTGAAATAATTCTAACTTTAAGATCATTATCATTGATCGTTTTGTTTGGGTTTTTAACAATCTTAAACTGCGCCTGTAAAGAATAATCAGCAGTTGATCCAAATAACACTTTGTAATTTACCGGGTGATATATTACTTCGTCGCTGATAGATTTTATTTCTCCAAGGCTTGATCCAAAGCTGATTCGCAAACTGTCACTGTTAGGTGCATCTGGTTTAGTTGTTAGGCCGCCACCTAGATATTTTCTAAATTCTGTATCGTAACTTCTTGTTAATAGGTAAACATCGATGATGTTGCTGACACTAGGATCAATTCTGCGATCAACATTGGCGTTGTGTATGTACTGAAATTTCAATCTAGAGCGACCAATATTTGCTCTATATCCCGATTCTAAAATTAAACTATTTGATGCAGAATCTACACGCTTAACACGATCTTCGGCACTGTCATAAAAATAAATTAACTGACCGTCATTGTATTCATTAACATTGATCTGGTCTTCTTTTTGTCTTACTAAAATTAAATCTGAGGTGTTATCAAAGTAGGTGTAAATTATATTGCCAAAGACATCTACAACTTCTGTAAAGAACAGATAGTTTAGGTCTTGGTCGGCTCCTACTATTTGTTCAAAGGCATCTGCGTTGTCAATAACTCCGTCGTCATCACTGTCGCTGAACGCCACTTGAATTTCTTCCGAACTTTGATAACCGTCTTCAAATTTGATAGAGTCATCAACTTCAAATACAAGGTCTTGCATTAACGCAAGAGGAGTATTTGGTAAAGTATTGATGCCTAATACTCTTACTTGATCTTTGATTGTTTTGCCAGTCCTTCCATCATATATTTTTTGATTGACATCAAAGTAAAATCTGTTTTGTTCAAGACTACCAAATATGTAATTTAGAGTTCTAACACGAAGCTGGTACTCATCGGCTTCTTTATTAAAAGCAATAATCCAACTAGTATCGAGATTATTATTTGAAGTATCGCCTGCTTTTCCTAGTGCAAATGCATTAATTAGATCAATGTTGGGAGCTGTGATAATCTTCCAACTTGCTGTAGCAACATCGAATCTAAGACCAAAGTTTTTGTTTTCTGCACATAAATTTACAATTTGTGTTTCTAAGGCGTCGGGTAAATTGTTTACAAATTTTGGAATAATTTGGCGGGCAATTGCTCCTGTAGGTACAGTATCATTGAATATTACCGGGCCTTTACCTGTGCTTAATGTACCACGACCTGCGTTAGTTCCATCGCCTACTACTCGAATAACTTTGGTCCACAGTCTATCTGTTTGGTCTAAATCGTTAGCATCTGTAGTGACTAATTCACCTCTCTTGAAGCTCTTTCCTGCAGGTGGAACAAATTTAATCATTGCACCGGCAGTAATATACTTTAAAGTATTAGTTGTATAAGAACTTACTTTTTGTAGGGTAAGGTCAACGGAATTAATAAAATATCCTGTACTTTCATTAATATCTGAAGTAATTTGTGTCCACCTAGTATTTGTGTCGGTGAATAAAATTTTATCATATTTTGTAAAATAAAAATTATAAACTCCTGTATTTGTAAACAAAGGTTCGACACTTTGTCTTACAAAATTAATTGTGTCAATTCTACTAACAGTTTTAAATGCTAGACTTTTTTCACTTTCTGATTTATAAATTAACCCGTCATCGGCAAATACATTTACACTAGAATACTTTCCGCTGGCATCAATGATGTCAAAATTACGACTAACTCCGCTAGATGTTCTGTTAATAGCTTTTACTTTCAAAATGTCTTGACTACTGGCTAGTGGTGCAAGATTGTAGTCCTCAGCAGTAATCATTCTGTTTTGTGTATAGTACTGTGCAGGAGCTTTTGTTCTGATGCTTTCTACAGATTCAGCAGGAACACTGTTGCTTACTGTGTATTTTAGGCTCATGCTAATTTTAAGAACATGTCCTTGCCCGGACTTGTTTACATAAGGCACTTCGATGTTAATGCCTCGCATTTCATTAGGAAGGACACTGTATGATAAACCATTACTTACACGATAGTAAACTCTAAAAGAACCCTGCGGTAGGTTTCCATAAACTCCATCAGCAAATATTAAATCAATTCTGTCTGAATTTTTTGTAGATATAGAGTAGATATTTCTAATGTCTTTTTCAATGCTGTTATAGGCAATGTTATTGCCTGTTAGACTAGATACTTGTGTCCACGGATCTAGCTGGGCACCGTTGGCCGATAGAGCAAATAACCATACATCACTGTTATTGATGTTGTCAGCATCTACTGCTACTTTTTCATTTGTGGTTGGAACTGCAATTGAGAAGTCAGCAAGCTCTAGACTTCCTTGTTTAAACATCAAGAAAAATCCAGTGTTGGTACTGGCAGCACCTTTGCCGTCTGACTTATAGACAAATCCAAGTTGGTTTCCCGGAACTGGTGCTTCTTCATATATTTCTTCGCTGCCTTTAAATGCGGTACTTACCATCTCAAAAGGCATGGCACGGCCAGCAACATTTTTATTGTATGTAAAAATTGGAACATCTCTGCTGGCAGTTCTAAAGCGGTACTGCTCTGTAGAGATACCTTGAATTGTAGCAGTTCCTTGACTACGGCCAATTTCGGTGTTGTCTGCCATGGCAGCATTTAGTATGGTATTAAATTGTTCTTTCCAGTTGGGATTAGTTGAATCGTTCCACTGAATAATTTGGCGGGCAAGATTTTTTCCGTTGGCATCAAGGATATTTTCAGTAGTGCTAACGGTGTCAAACTTTAAAAGACCTTTGCTAGTAATATTCCTCTTCGCATTATAGCTCAACATACGAGCTATACGAAGGACGCTTTCTCTACGAGATGCTAATTCAATAAAGTTTTCTCTGCTGGCAAGGTCGATACGAAATGCTAGACTTTGTCCAAGGAAAGCTACTGCATCAATTAGAGCCAAATACTCCGAACTTTCAATGTAGTCGTTGAAATCTTCCGGGTAATTTTCACGCAGATATGTGATAATAACACGGCGTAGATTTTCAAAGTCGTAGCTTTTGAAATCAGCATTTTTAAAGGTCTGATAGATCCTTGTCCAATCTTGATTTAATATTAAATTCGTTTGTCTTGTAGTCGTAGTCATTGTTTTTCTTGCCCTATCACATATTTACCCTAAAAAATAAACTGGTCAGTTTACTATATTATTTGTCTTGTCAAAATCAAAAGTCATGCGCTCGTTGATGTTAAACGGCAGATAAACAACATCTGCTTGTATTCTAATACCTTGATCTGTGCTGTCAATTGTTAAGGTGTTAACCTTAACTCTTGGATCGTAGTTGATAATTTGCTCAACATCTTCTGTGATCAATCTGCGAACTTCTGAAGTAAAATTTTCAAACAGCATGTCCCAGATAATTGTACCAAAGTTAGGATTTTCTAATTTTTCACCTTTACGAATATAAAAATGATTCATTAAATCTCGCTTGACTAACTCAATATCATAGAGCTTAAAATTATTTTTAGTTTCATTAGAACTAAAACCTTTGTATCTAAAACTAGATGATGTTTGTGCTGTGGTAGCTTTGTTAGTTGCTACTGATTGTTGATTATAAAGTTTAGCCATTATGCTTCCCTGTCTGTTATATCAGGTTTAACTGATAGAGGATCTAAGTTTTCGTGGGCGGGCCACGGTTCGTGCATTGGAATGCGTTTCATAATACTTTCTAACGGACTACCGGGATCGTATCGATTGCCGATCCATTCTGCTTGGGCTGGGTCTACTACAACATTTTCAAATACTGGCAATGCTTCGGGTGGAGTTGCGGGTGTAGCCGCAGCGGCTGCAGGTGCTTCTGGACCATTTAAATTAATGGCTCCACCAGACATAGTAATGTTGGCACCGCCTAAACTTGCATCTCCTCCGGCAGTCATTTTCATGTCGCCGCCAATGTTTATATCAGCAGCACCGCCACTAGATATTGCGGTATTTCCAACTGTATTAACATTATAATCGCCTGCTGTTGATAAAAGTGTACCTCCAACAACATCAGTGTTATAGTCACTGCCGATTAATATTGAACCGTTGCTAGTAACTACTAAATTCCAATCAGATCCAACATCTGTTTGAAATCTTTCGGCCGACTTCATATTGATATTACGACCAGCTTCCATGTTGATATCTCTATCTGCATAAAAGTTAAAATCTTGTTTAGTGTGGACACTAACACTGTCTTCAGCAAAAATATCAATTTTTCCGTCGCTGGTCATTTCAATCCAACTAGTTCCTCTACTATTGCCTATGTAAATTAAATCTTCGCTGGTGTGTAACAACAACTGGTGTCCTGTTCTTGTACGCAATCGAATATACTCATCTGATGGTATTGTTGGTTCACCTGCATCTCCGTCGAGTGTGTCAGCATAATCATATCCGCCTTCTCCGGCAGTGGTTCTACGTTGATACCTATCGTCGCCGTCATCCATAATAAACTGACTGCCACCTAGTCTACTCACAGGAACAGGCACTGGACTTTGGCTTTCTGATTTTCCAATAAATGTTTTCTTTGCGCCCGGTCTACGGTCTAGGGGACCAGGAGTTGAAATACCGTAAACACTGCTAGGTACATTCCTACGACTAGTTGAAGTTGTTATTCCTCTAACATCATCTTCTAATAGACCTTCTTCTAAAAAATGATCAGAGATAGGATGCACCGGTCGTTTAACTTTGTCAATTTCTGTGTTTTCTTCTAAATTGTTTGCTCGACGATTTGCTTCTGCTACTGGTACAAATCCAGTATCGTATTTTTCTTGTTCTCCTGCGGCAAAGGCCACTGACCTACTAGCTGCAATACCTGGAACCATATGATTGGTAAACTTATCTGGTACACATCCCATCCAATAGCCTTGACTAGGATCCCCGTCGATAAAAAATACAATAACAGTTACTCCTACGTCAGGAGGTACAAACCAAAAGCCATAACTTTTTTGTGTATCGTTAAAGTCGTCTTTATTATACCCTTGGAATTCAAATGCTGTTGATCCAAAAAACGGACTAGCATATCTTACTCCGTAAGTTTGGCCGCCTTCACCAATGCTATTACCGTCTGCTTTTAACAGAGTAACTTCTAAGCCTCCCATAAATGAAGGGTCTAGATGACTGATAATTTTAGCAAGGTAGGGACCTCCAGAAATATCGCTGGTTTTATTTGCTGATTCTCTTTTTACTTGTGCCATTTATGATCCTGGGTCATATAGTTCGCCTGTTTCGGGATTGCGTTTTAAACTACTTACTGCTCCTGTCTCGTCCAGCACTTCAATGCCGACTGCGTATCCATCATCGTTTACGCCAATATAACTTGTATCATCTGAATTAAAGCTAGTATCCGGTTTATCTTGTTTGCTAATGTCGGCTGCAAATATTGCTTTACTTGGTCCTTTGTAAGGATCATAATCCTGTGGTTGATTAGGCATGCGGGTAGCTTCTATTGTTTGTTTAAATGTTCCATCACTAAATTTATTGTTTACAAGCAGTACTTTATAAATTCCGCTGTAGGGATTAATTGGTTCATTAGGTGGAAAATTGTACAGCCCGCCTGTGCCAGAAGTTCCAAGATTAGGCTCAATTGGAGTTCTAAAAATTATTCTAATATGGGTATCTGCTCCTTGGTAATTTACACTACCTCCAGCTTCTCTCATAAGGTACGGTTGACCGTTATATTCGTCGCCTAGATAATTGCCCATACCACTGTCGCTGATCCAATAAGGGTCGCCTACGATGTCTAAACTAATTTTAGTCATATCACCAGTGCCTTGATTTAAAATAGCGTTCTTCATTGTTTCTGCAACTCTTCGAGCAACTGTTTGAGCACCGTAACCACCCTTGGTTGTTTGCTTGGTCATTTGCAAGTCACCGTGTGCTGGTGCCCCGTCTATAGTAGTAGCAGCGTCGGCTGTGCCAGTGTCAGGGACTTCATACGTTTGATCTGAATTTTCTGCAATCTCATTCTGTGCAGGGTTTGCCACGCTGGCGCTGTTTTCTGGAGCAGTAGCCTGTTTACCGGTGTGAAATAATTGATTTACCTGTATGTCAAACTTTAAGACACTATTGTTTTGTCCTGTATAGATATATTTGTATTCTTTGCCTATAATTTTATTAAGCCCTGGATATCCCGGTGGATTAGCTGTAGGATTTCTAAATACGCTAGAGTGAATCCTAAAAGGCAATACTCTAAAAATATAGGTGCGCTGACGGGTATTTCTTTTAAGATCATAATCTCCGATCTTAATTTGTACATCAACTCTAAACCAACTTATTCTTCCCTCACTATCAAGTTTTGACGGGTCGATAGCGTTTTTTGCATACTTAGAGCTTAATATAACTTCTTGGATAACGTTTTGAATAGTGACTCCGGCCGTAAAAGAAAACTCTCGTTGCTTAGGATCAATGGTTAATTTGTTTCTTGTTATTAATCCAGTGGCCTCATCAGTAACATCGTTTTCAAATCCAAAATTCATATTACCGCCAGAAGAGGCACCAAAGCCTAGACTACTGTTTCCGATAATTCCGTCTCCATAACTTTGAGAATCTTGACCTGTTCTACCCTTGATAGGTGCTGACTCGGGTGCTTGAGGATCAGCAGTTGCCTGTTGTTCTGTTTCAAACTGTTCGGCACCAGCTCCAGGAAGTCCAACGGGGTCATTCCATTTTTCTGGAAATACCACAATATATGTATCATTTAAATTTTGAGTTTTTGCTTTAACTTTGGCTAGTTGTTCTTTGTTAAGAATACTGCATAGACTAGTATTTCCAGCTACCAACATTTCTTTGATATTTTCCCCACGAAGTTTAATGTCGTTTACAATCTGTTGAGCAACATTGGTGAATCCTAGGTGATTAGCTGGCACAGCTTCGCACTTGTAGGTGCTGCCGCCTTCGTTGGTTGTAAAGTTAACCTTTTTAGACTGTATAACAAAATATTTGTTTAGTGCTTCGCTGCTGCCAAACATTTGTCCATTGTCTTTGTGCCCAACAAATTCTAACTTTAACAAATAAGGTGTTCCAAGGTAATTAGGATATCCTGCATTAATAGCTGCTGTTTGCAAACTTTGAATAAAAAATCCCATTGAATACGGTTCAAATACATCAAAGTTAATGGTAATAACATTAGTTGAACCGCTGGCCTGGGTTGCGGCCAGCGTCATCTTCATGTCAAAATTGTTGACAAAATATTCAGGTGCTCCAACAATGGTCTGCGCTCGCTGACCAGCAAATCTGCCTGCTGAAGAAAATACTACATTTTCTAGGGCGCTTGGTCTTCCTCTGTACAAACTAGGATCGTTAAACTGATCTGGGGAAAGACAGGCCAATGTCCACAACGGAGCGTACGATGCAAATTGTTCAAGAATATTTTCGTAGGGGGGACCAAAAGCATTTGACAGTTGTTGAAACCCAGCAAGGCTGTAAAAATCAATAGCTGGTAATTTAGCAAAGTCCCCAATGTTACAACTTGCTAATGCTTCAGTAGCACCTGTTACAACTGATGCAACTCCCGTTGGAACATTTTTTACCCCCGGGTCATCTTCGTAATCACTACCACTAAATTCTGTTTCGTCCCACATATTATATTCCTAGATAATTTTGTAAATTTGATTTTTTAGGAATAAAGATAACTGTTCCTGGTTCAAAGTCATAGATACAATCTTTGATAACATCCATGTTTCTTTGAACAAATACCCACCATAATTTAGGGTCGCCGTATAGGTCAAAGGCCAGTAGGTCAGGGCGATGACGATATTGATTCTCAATAACATATTTAAAGTCATCACTTTCTGCAGGCACTGGGCGAATTGACAGTATGTCAAGATATAATCTATTCTGTTTAGTAGTAGCCCAGGGACTGTTCTTTTTGTATTTGACTGTGTTAGATTGTGTAGCCATATATTAGATATATCCCTTGGTGCTCATTGAGCCTGATGCATATTCTTGCAGACTAAACTGACGAAGTTTACTTCTATTGTATATAGGAGAAACTGTTACAGATATTTTACTTAAGATAGGTACCCAAGTGGCTTGACCAAAATTGTTAGATGTGCATTTAATATAATTCACATCTTCAGGCAGATCAACTGAAAAACTTTTTACTATAACAGGAATAGAGTTTAATATTCCGGGTCCGTAACCGCTTAGATTACAAATAATTGGCGGATTACCAGCATTTGTACTTTTACCAAAAAACATTTTTGTAGATGCTTTGAAGAATGTTGTGGCCTGTATCCAATAGGCCGCATCGGCTTCTGTTTCACAACTGAATTCTCCGGAGATTACAATGTCTTCAACTGAGCTGTTTTTGTAAGCCCACATGGTGTAGTTGTTGTGTACAGGATCTAATGGTGTATACTGTGCTTTTGTAGCAATAGTAATTGATGGATTGTAAGGCCAAACTACACCATTGGTAGTTTGTAGTAGGCCGAATGCGCCGTCGCCAAATAGACCAAAGTTACAATTAATTCTAACCCGCCAGTCTTCGGCGTTGCCTGATTGCAGTTCTACAAAAGAACCACGAGCTTCAAATGACTCTCCGCTTGCTGGTAAATTTTTGCCTCTAAACACGCTAAGTACATTGTTAAGCTGCCCTGCTCCGGAAGAGATGGCGCTGGCAATTCCCCCTAGGGCGCCAATTGCACCCCCAATGCCCGCTCCGTTGATGCTTCGTCCGATGTCTCCGGCAAGATTGCTAATATTACCTATACCTTTTAATGCGGTACCTATATCTCCAAACCCGCCAGCAGTGAGTCCATTTAACGACGAGCCAATGCCGCCACCTAGTTGATTTACTTTATCCTCTAGACCACGCATGCCGGCATTCATGCTATCGCCAAAGCCGCCACCAAATTGATTGGTAACAGAGCTGACTGCTTTCTTGGCTGAACTAAGAACTGAGGAGAACGGATTGAGCGAAAGACCCATAAGAAATATTCCTTTTAGTCTATTTATTCTTGACAAAATGTGTTATTATATAAGTAATGGAGAACCCTATAACTATGACAATCAGTTCGCAACCACCTAAAATCAAGTACTTAACCAACA